CCATCAAGTTTTTGCGGCCTGAATCCCTTAAGGGTGCCGACGCCGACGACCTCTACCTGAAGACGGTCCTGAAGTACGGCGACACCACCTACCCAGTCCCCCATGAGAAGGCCTGCCTCGAATACGGGGTCAAGGCCGCAAACTACACCAACGGCACCTTCACGGCTCTCATGGAGGCCTTACAAAAGGGTCCTGTGGGTGTGGGCTTCCTGCATCACGGGCCCGTTACAGCCCCCCGTGGAGGTGGCCACTGGGTCCTACTGATTGGGACCACCAAAACCCACGGCATCTTCAACGACCCCTACGGGGAACTGGATGTCGTGAATGGCGGCTACATCAGAATTGGCTCAGGAGGCAAAGAAGTCCGGTATAGCTGGAAGAACTTCCTCCCAAGGTGGGTCAGTCCGTCCATTGGTCCTGGTTTCTACACCACATACGAACGTATTTGAAATTATGGCCAAAGCCACCGAAACTGATCTAGATGCGCTTCACGGCCTGGTGACCCGTGAGATGACCGCCAGAGTCCGCAAGGGAGCGGAATGTTCAACCGCTGATCTGAAGGCCGCAGCTGAATGGCTGGTCAAAAACAACTGCACAGGCACTATCAAGCCTGGCACCCCCTTAGCTGGCCTCCTGGCTGGCCTCACTGAAGGGGACACAGCCTACATCGAGAAACTCACTCAGTGAACGAACAGATCCGGGGCGCCATCCTTGCCGCCATTGCGTCAGTGATGGGGTGGCTCGCTATCACTTCGATTGGACTTCTCATCCAGGTATCCAGTCTGCAGGCCACCACCGACGCCCTGAAAAATGCACTGCAGACCAACGCAGAGCGAGATCATCGGTTGGAGGATAAACTAAGAGACGAGCTTAAAGAGCTCAGGTCCATCATCGAGGAGTTCCATGGCCGAAAGTAAGTCTGCCAAGTATTATGCCGCCAACCCCAAAGCTGCAAAGAAGAAAGCAGCCTACCAACGCAAACTTAACAAGAAGCCGTCTGTGAAGGCCGCCTCGGAAGAGCGTTGGGCAGAGCGCAAGCGTAGGGGGATTGCTGGAAAGGGAGGGAAGGATCTCTCCCACACAACTGACGGTAGGATGGTCCTAGAATCCCCATCCAAGAACCGTGCCCGCAATGGTCATGGTAATAACGCAGTTAGAAAGCCCGTCAAGAAGAAACGCTGAACCCCTCATGCCAAGTTTGACTCCGGATCACCTTCTCCAGAGCCTTCAAGTCATGACTAGCTCCGAAGCAAAACGCATGTGGCGTGAGTCCATAAAGGCTCACTATAATCACCGCTGCGTCTATTGCGGCTCTACTGAATCTCTCACGCTCGATCATGTCAAAGCCAAGGTTAATAGAGGCCGTGACGAGGCCTCTAATCTTGTGGCCGCCTGCTTAGCGTGTAATCAAAGTAAGGGCTCTAGCGATGTTCTTGATTGGTTCAGAAACCAGCCTTTCTTCTCTTTGTCCACTCTCCGAAGTTTACCCGTATGACTGCTGTTGTTCTTACCCCCCAGGTGTCAACGCGACAGCCTGTTGAGATCTCCTCCTATCCCTCTTCAGCACGCCGAGTTACCGCCACAGTAACTTCGCAGAATACTGCATTGACAAGCGGAATACGGGCAATAACCCTACACACTCGTGACGCTGCCTGCCGTGTGGCTATCGGTTCTGGTCCTCAAACGGCAAACGCTACCAGTAGCATTTTCCTTCCTCAAGGCTCAACTTTTACCTTTCAGACCCCCCTCAATGGAGCAGCAAACATTGCAGTAATTCGTGATACTGCTGCGGTGGTCAATGGTATTATTGAGATTACAGAACTGCGCTCTTAATAGTAAGTTTTAGTTTTTTCTGCTTTTTTTTTTGAGAATCTCATGTCTACTGTTCCCGCTGGCGGCTCTGCCTACGGTGCCTTCCCTTCCACCACTGTGGCGGGAGCCTCCCGCACGACCGTCCAGGCTCCCTTTTCCAACCAGGTAACCTCAGGCTTTGACTTTCGCAAAACCCGCCTGGACAGACATCGCCTGAATCGCACCATCCAGGCCACAGCCACCACAGCAGTGGTCAACGCAACCGTGGCCGTGGCCACCGATGCCATTAACACCGTTCGCCAGGCAGATCGGGTGCCCGCAACCTTGGTCAATGGCAAGCGCACCGGCCGCATCCGACGTGTCTCCGCCACCTCCGTCGGCACCCTTGGGACCCTCGTTGGAGGCACCGGCTACACCGACGGAGTGTACACCAATGTACCCCTGGTTCGCACCACGGGTTCCGGATCCCAGCTGCGGGCCTCCGGGGCTGCGGCCGACATTACCGTGGCTAGCGGCATCGTGACCGCTTGTACCCTGGTGGCCGCGCGCACAGGCGAGGGCTACACCGTGGGCGATGTACTCACCGCTGCCGGCGGCTACATCGGCGCTGGCACAGGTTTTACCATCAACGTGGCAACTGTAATTGTAGGTTAAATCATGGCACCAGCAAAGAAAAAACTCACCTCCTCAGGAGATCGCTCTAGACGGGCGGCCAAGTCCAAGGCCGTGGTCTCCGGCAAGACCCCGTCAAGTCGAGCCAACCGGCAGGCCGTGTCGACCGCCAAGGTGACTTCGAAGACCTCAGGATCTGGCACAGCCCGCGTGACCTCAAGTGCCGTGCGTGACGCCGCGCAGCAGGGGAAGGTCAATGTTGCAGCTGCACAGACCCGACGGGTCGCCAAGGCAACCAGTGCCACCATGACAGGCAAGCTCACCAAGGCGCGGGCACTGCGGAGTGCTTCCAGCCTAGGCCGTGCAGGAGTCCTGGGTGCAATCGCTGCTGAGACCCTCAAGGCCAGGCCCACCGCAGACGGCACCCTCACCGGGGCCATGAAGCGAGGGGACTACAAACCCAAGCAGGGCCCTGCTGTGCCGGCTCGCATGACCCAGGCCGGCCTGGACAAGGGCTCCTTCAACAGCGCCTTCAAGGCCTCACGCAGCGCTGGGAAGAAAGTATTCTCCTGGCGAGGCAAGAAGTACAACACCAAGAAAGCCGGAGAATAGCGCCCTTACAGGTAACTGGCGTTTATCGGGATTTCAACTACAAGGGCTCAGCAATGGGCCCTTTTTTCATTCCTATGGCAATGACTCCGCAGAAGGCTGCCTACCAGAGGGCCTACAGAGAAGCAAATCGAGAGACGCTGCGACTACAGGCAAAGCTCAGATATCACAGCAAGAGGAAGGAGATCCTGGAAAAGCAAAGAGCCAGCAATCGCTCCGACCGACGACGACTGATGCTGATCAACAGCAAAACACGAGCAATTCGGAAGGGATTAGAACATACCCTTTCTCTGGATGACATCAGGATTCCGAATAAGTGCCCATTACTCGGAATCGAATTGCGTAGCGGTAATGGGTGCGCTTGCGATTCGTCTCCATCACTTGATCGCATAGATCCAGAAAAAGGCTACACACCGGAGAACACTTGGGTCATCTCCAACAGAGCCAATCGAATCAAATCAGACGCAACTCCACATGAACTCATCGCTATCGGCCGAGCGCTTGCAGCAAAAATTGCTGACGGACTTTAGTGTATTTTTACGCCTTCTCTGGAAGCATCTTCGCCTACCTGAGCCCACCCGGGCACAGCTGGCAATGGCCTGGTACCTCCAGTATGGGGGCCCAAGGATCCAGCTCCAGATGTTCCGGGGGGTTGGGAAGTCCTGGGTGACGGCTGCCTTCGTGATCTGGACACTCTACTGCGATGTAAACAAGAAGGTCCTGGTCGTCTCCGCCTCCAAGCAGAGGGCTGACGACTTCTCACTGTTCGTCCAGCGCTGCATCGTGGACTTCCCATTCCTGCAGCACCTGGATAACTCTGGCAAGGACAATCGGTGGAGCCGAGTTGCATTCGATGTGAAAGGAGCCGAGCCTGCCCAGAGCCCCAGCGTCAAGAGCGTTGGCATCACCTCGGCCATGACTGGATCTCGGGCAGACCTAATCGTACCTGACGACATCGAAAACCCAGGCAACTCCGCCACAGACATTCAACGCGAAAAGCTGGTCCAACTGACCACTGAGTTTGAGTCAATCTTGGTCCCGAAACCCACCTCCAGGATCATCTACCTGGGGACACCTCAGAGCCTGTTTACGGTCTACTCCAAGCTCGAGGTCCGTGGATATAAGCCCCTGGTCTGGCCAGCCCGCTATCCCCAGGAAGTCAACCTGGCCGCCTACGATGGGCGGTTGGCTGAGGAGCTCGAAGAGGACATTCGCAGTTCGGGAATAGAGAATCTGACCGGACAGCCCACAGATACCCGCTTTTCCGATCGGCTTCTGGCTGAACGGGAGTCGGTCATGGGCAAGGCTAACTTCCAGCTGCAGTTCATGCTCGACACTTCTGGGGCTGATCTTCTGCGATACCCCCTGCGGCTGGGCGACATCCCGGTGGTGTCCCTCGATCCCAGGAAGTGTCCCGGCACGGTGATCTGGTCCCAGGACCCTGCCAACCGCATCAGCGACCTGGAGGCCATCTCACTGCCCGGGGACCACTGGTTCCGGCCGGCACGCCTCGGCGACGACTGGCTGGACTGGCCAGCCGACACCATCGTGGCCGTCGACCCCTCTGGCCGCGGCAAGGACGAGACGGGAGTGGTGGTACTGAGCCAGCTGGCCGGCAACATCTACCTGCGGGCCCTGCGGGGCTTCCGAGAGGGCTACTCCGACGCCACCTTGACGGCCATCCTGAAGCTGGGCCTACAGTACGGGGCCACCATGTGCCTGGTGGAGTCCAACTTTGGTGACGGGACCGTTGTGGCCCTCCTCCAGAAACACGCACGGGAGATGCAGATCCCCATGATCTTCGAGGAGACCCGGGCCTTCGTCCGCAAGGAGGAGCGCATCCTGGATGCCCTCGAGCCGGTCACCACCCAGCATCGACTGATTGTCGATCGGGGTGTCGTGGAATACGACCTGGCCTCGAACCAGGATCTGCCGCTGGAGGAGAGGCTTCAGAAGACGCTGGCCTACCAGCTCACCCGCCTCAGCCGAGACAAGGGGGCCCTGAAGTATGACGACCGAGTCGATGCCCTGGCCATGGGCGTGGCCTACTTCACCGATCGGCTCAATGTGAGCCAGTTCGAGGAGTCGAAGAAGATCTCCCAGGAGGCCTACTCGGCCATGCTCCAGCGGATGGATGAGGATCCCACGAGGTTCGTGGATGACCTGGTGCTGGGGGATGCCAGGCAGAGGCTACAGAGGACTGCGGAGAGGGTGGAACATGCTCGAAGTCGACCCAGGCACGGAGGCAATGTGTCTGCCCAGGTCAGGAAGGCCACAGGAAGGGCCTAGGAAGGGCCCCCTGGGAGGCCGAAGGGGGGAATACACCCGATCGACCCTGGAGGGGCCTTCCTGACCCCTGTTTACTGGTTATTTCCCTGAAGAAGCCCTCGCTGCCGTCAGGCGCTCACCTGCAGCTGCCCGGTGGGCCTTCTCCTCCTCGGTCAGGAACTGATCCCGGGCCGACCCATCTGAAGGGACCAGGAGCTTGTCGACCCCGCGAACCTGCTCCAAGGGGTAGGTGACCTCGTAGCCGGGGTTGAGCTCGTGGGCCTTGAGGAACTGGGGGTTCCGGTGGACCAATCCCAGGAAGACCGACCGCTTGGTGGTGTAGAAGTCCACCGTTCGGTTGGTGTGGTCGATCTGAACAGTGGTCTCGGCAGTGTCGAAGGCAGGCATGGAAGGGCTGACCCCAGGATGTGACCCCCTGATCCTAGCGCCCCTGCGGGCCTTCTGTCGACCCCCTTGATGGATCGACACCCAGACCAGTCATGCTAAGGGTTTTCAGAGCTTTCCAGTTGTAAGAGGGACGGCGCGAAACCGCGGCCCACTGGGATGGATGTCTGAGGAGAGGAGAAAAAACCTCCTTTCATTTAATTCCGTCATCCCATACATCTAACTTGTCTATATCTAGATATATCTTACTATAGCTGCTCTAGGTGCTCCCATCCCCATCTCCAGCTCTAGGAGGGGTAGGGATGAGGGGACCCAGCAGAACATGCTCAGAATCCCTTCGTGTGCCACTGGCACTCCTGTCCCATGACTCAAATTAACCGCCAGCTAACCGTGTGGCAAGGTTTGAATGATGTCCAGCTCCACTTGACCGATCCCTATGGCCATGTCAACGGTGTGATCAGCCTGAGCCTCGAGGAATGCCGGCAGTTGGGAGAGGCCCTGGATGCCCTGCGGCCCATCAAGGTGATCGATGTGGAAGCCGTGGTGGTCGCAGAGCCTGATCCCGAGCCGGTGGTGGAAACTGAGGTGGAAACCAAAGCCGTGGATACCGACTGGGCGGCCATGACCAGGGCTGAGATCCTGGAGGAGGTCAAGGACCGCTTCGAGGTGCTTCTCGATGGCACCCTCAAGAAGGATGCCCTGATCGCCAAGGCTGTGCAGCTGGAGGCCGAGCATGACTCCTGAGCAGGCCCGGAAGGTTACCTCGGCAGCGCCAGCAGGGTCGGTCTATGCCGCTATGGCCCGGAAGGTTCTCAAGGAGGCTGCAGGGTCTACCTATCCGCCTCCTAGGAAATTTTAACAGAAAAATCCGTTGGGGGTACGCCTGTTGGCGGCGGCCCCAATCCCCCCCATGCCCCCCTTCGATCATGGGTTGGGCGGGTCAAAGCAGGCCAATCATAAGCCAATCCTGCCGCCGATGCCTGCCAACCCTTGCTATCACTGGGATCTCAGCCTCTCGCGTACCTGCCATGCACACAGGTACGCGGGACTGGTCGGCCACCTACGGCTGATATTTCATATCTATGCGTTGCGGCGAGGCTTGATACCACGGTTGGGTGGTGGGGAATGAGGGGCTATATCACGGTAAGTCACCGTGGATTGCGTGGTTTTGGTGGATCTGTGGCGTTTTCTCAATAGTGCCGTCTTATTGAGAATCACGGCGGGTCTCTTGGGACTGATCAGCAGCACTAATTGGTTGACCCCTTGCCATGGCGCTGACATTCTGTAAGATATGAAGCGTCAACCCATCACAAGCCAACCATGCAACCCACAGAAACTGAAATCCGCTACGCAGCCCATTGGCTCAGCCGGGAGGCCGGAATTGTCTCGCTCCAGTTGTTAAAGCATGAGCCTGGGCAGACCCCACTGTGGGAGGTTTGCACAAACCACGGCAGCCGATCCACATATTGCAGCGAGCTCGACCACCTAGTTCAGGTTCTGAGCCTGTAGGCCATCCCCACGGGTCGCGTCTAAAAACGACCCATCCACAAACCATCCCATCCCATCCCATGAACACATCAACCCGCGCCTCATTCTCAAACGCCAACGCATGCCACGCCAGCACCGCACGTATCCCCCTACTGCGGCCAGAAGGTGTGATCATGCCACAAACCAATACATCGCCCGATTACGACAGCGCCGCCCGCGCGTTCCGCATGATGGCGGAAATGGGGGACCCGGACCTTACCGGACCTGGACCTATCGAACCACTACCAGAACCTCTTGCAGACCCGCCCCTTAGCTCCCGATCTGCGTGGATGGCCAGGATTGCCATGGCAGACGAGCCGCAACTTATTACACGCCAGCCCAGCATCAAAGAGACACGCCTCGCATACTGGGCAGAGAACCCAGACGCGCACCGTAAAACCTTAGCCGTCTGCTACCGGGAGGCATTGAACGATGAAGGGGCAAGGCTGCCAGTAACCCCCGCCCTAATCACAAGCGCTCGTCGCTGGCTGATGGAGCAGTTTGCCACAATAATCAAAGATGGATTCTGGCCTCTTTTCTTGAGCGGATCGCAGCCGTTGGAGCATGCCATCGCTGCATTTAAGTCGCCCATAGTGATGACAGAGTCACCTTGCCGCTTTGTGCCT